ATCCAGAAGCACCGAATTCAGCGGCAACAGAAGTTCCGACTAAGGGCACTTGGATAGTTTTACCAGCTCCGCTCGAAACAGCAGTGAAGTTGCTCGAGAAAGCGTTGAGGGCAGGGAGTTTGCCCTTGAGGTTAGCAATAACCGACTCAGCGAGAACGCTGGGAGCGGCGACAATGGAGTTAGCCATAGATAGTTAGTATTAGGGGTTAGAGAAAAGTTAAGAAATTAAATAGATTATAAACCACGAACGATTTCGTTCTTAAATTTAGCGTAATAAGCACTGCGTTCAGCACCAGCAGGCATCGAGAGAAATGCCTCTAAGTGACTCACTGCTTTCTTAGGAGCATCGGCAGGGCTAATTTCAACTGGATCAACGCCAACCGAAGAAGCAATCTTAGCGGCTTCAGCGGAAGCACTGATTTGATTCTTTTGGAGTTCAGCAATCTTGTTCAGCAATTCAGCGTTCTCAGCGGTTACCTTTTCCAAAGCACCAGAGAGTTCGCCGACCTTTTCAGAGAGGTCTTTTAATTCAGTTTGCTCTTTTGCAACAAGTGCTTCCATAGCAACACGAATCTCGTCGCGTTCAGTTACGACAGCAGAGATTTCAGCGGATGCCTTAACGAGTTGTTCTTCGATGGTCATAAATTTGTTATTATTGGCAACTTCAGCAGAATTGTCGGACGATGAATCTTCTGAATCGTGATTAGAGTGCTTACTTGAATCCTGCATTTGTGCCTGTGCTTCTTGGTCTAAACGATTCACTTCTGCCTCAGCCCATTTAGCCGTTCGCATTATATCTCCAGAAGTAGGTCCACCCCAGAGAGCCCAAGCCACAGCACCAGCACCAGGGAATCCTTCGTTGCTCGGTTTATTCTTCGGAGCATCCATATCACTTCTGTGTCGTTGAAACCAAGGATTCATTCTGCGGAGTTTATCCTCTGAAACATTACCACCAGCCATTGCTCTGGCTTCAGCAATCGTTCCGTCAGTTACTCCGTCGCCAGACTTCCCCTCGGCGTGCCATTCAAGACCACGTCTCGCAGCTTGTGCTACGTAGTCAGGGACTTTCATTTAAGCAAAGCACCAAGTGAATCAGCCAAACCTGTTAATAGTCCCTTTTTCGAGGCGACCTTACCTGACATCGCTTGACCCTTCAGGGCATCCTCAGCAACGAATTTACGTTTTTGTTTAATCGACGCTACGAAATCAGTATAAATCTCGTCCACTTGTTGCTGGAAATAATCGATTTGCTCCTGACTTAATGACGTGCCCTCAAGACCAGCCGCCTTTAGTGGAGTAGCCGATGATTTAATCACGAGCATTTGCACGCCTGACATCGCGTAAAGTCCTGACATATCAGGCACAGCCATATAAACGCCGACGCTACCGACATCAGAAGAAGGTGAACCGACGACACGATCCGCAGACGCTCCGAGCCAATATGCAGCCGATGCCATCATTCCGTCCGTATAAGCCGTCGTGGGCTTCGATGAATTCTGAATCTTACGAGCGACTTCCTCGACACCTGTTACAGTTCCTCCGGGTGAGTCGATATGAAACACAATCTCTTGCACTTCAGGGTCGGATAGAAAAGCGTCAATTTGCTGACTGACTTCATTCAAATCAACAGCCCCTGTCATTTTCTCAAGTGGAGACAGTCCCTTGCCGATTACGCCGACGACAGGAATGATGCCGTATTTTCCGACCTTATAAGGCTTCGGGGTTTCTCCAAAGATTTGACTGAGTAAGTCAGAGATTCCGTAGGTGCTCACTCTGTCTGCGTGCGTCTTTGCCTCAACAGGGTCGATTAAAAGAGGAGAGCGACCGCTTAGTGCTTTAGATAAGAATTTCATAAAATTGTATTAGTTAATTAGTCTTTTTTAGTCTTGGTTGTCTTCGTTTTTATCGATGAGCTCATCTGTGCTCAAATTAGCATCAGATTCTTCGACGTAAGGCTTCGGAGCAAGCGGAGCGAGAGTTCCTGGTTGAACATTCGTTGGCTTATAAAGCATCTCAATCGGTAGTCCGGTTTGCTTAGCGAGGTTCACGATGTAAGCCATATCTTCTGCTCGCTTCGCCATTTCGCTTCTGAAATCCAATCCGCGTTGAGCATACAATTCTGACATCGAGAGCAATCCGAGTTCAACATCTGCTCGGTCATTCGCTGCTTCTCGACCAGCATCAACAGTCACTCGCTTAGGAGTCGTCCACGAAACCTTATTCCAATCTGGGTCGTCAGGTAGTTCGCCGTTAGCAATAGCGTCACCGATGACATAGCCCCAAGTCGGAACGCATAATTGCTCAATGATGATATTCTGCCACTTCTGGAACACTCGGTCAGCCTTCGCCACTACCATTCGCAAAGCACCGCCGTTAGTCTTGGAAGGGTCGCCGATGAATTCATACGGCAATACGCCTCGACTTATGTCTCGCTGAATCGCCTCAAGGAAACCTGTGAATGTCGGGCTTGGTCGGTTCGACTGCACCGATTGAACAGACTCGCCTACATCTAAAGCCAGAATATTACCGCCCATCGACGCAGCGACATCGCCGTAATTCGTTGGAGCAGTAGCACCGAGTTCCGATGCCATGTTGTCATCAATCGTTCCGCCTGTTTTGTTGATGACCAGGGAAATTTGGGCAGAGGTTTTTACACCTGTCTTTTCGAGAGCAAGAATCTCCATTTCGTCCTGAATGTCGTTCCAGCTGTGCTGAAGAACAGGAACACCACGAGCACCACTTGCGTATTCGTGGTCGATGATGTGCATCACAGCGGGAGCAATAATCTCACGACTCGTTCCGTCGCTCTTATAAACATTATAGCCGACTAATTCTCCGTAAGAACCGAATCGAATCCCATCAAACATTCCGTCTGGCTCTTTTTCAGGAGGCAAAGGATTCCCGACTCGATGAGCCTCGACTAATTGTAACTTCGTTTTATCGCCTGCGTTCCGAGTTTTGATAGCAAATGAGTCTCCGTCTCTCGCTGCACTTCGCAAAAGAATTGACTGTACCTGCCAGAAATTAAAGCGATTCGTGATGTCGCACTTCTTGCACCACTCAGTGAAATAATCCTCATAGAGTTTAGCGTTCTTAGCGTGGCTTTGATGTCTAATGCCGTCACCGATTGAATACTGCACGAGGTCGCCGAGAATCTGACGAACCATTCCGCTGTTGCGGTCACCCCAACGCAATCGACGCATCATTTCGATACGATCACGAGGGCTTAAATCTTTCCGCTGGTCTTGGACAGGCGGAGCATACAACGCCGTTCTGTTCTTGCTGTAATTCACAGAGTTCCACCCACCCTGAGCAGATTGCTTCTTGAATGATTTATTGCCCTTAGAAGTCTTAAGCGACTGCTTGGTTTTTTTAGCAGGTGATTTCGGCATTGGTGTTAAATGTGTTATAATTAAAAGACATCCCTACCATTACGCCACGATGGACGCAGAACACGATTTTGTTTTCCGTAGGTATTGGGGTCTAAAATTGATAACGCATGCATCGCCTCATCGAGCATATCCTTAGGGTGCATCACAAAATTCTTTGAGACGGACGAGCCACTATCAGAGTAGCTCATGGTCGTTTTTCCTTCGGTGATAAGGCTGACCGCCTTGCATTTGATGAGCAATAGTTCGTCCTCTGTGAGTCCAATGAATAAGCCGGATGCCATAATACTGACTTTTCTGGCAATAAATCGAAAAGGATTAAGGGAATCAGAAATTGAATCAGCAGAGCACCAGACAAAACGAAGTCCCACAACGACAAAAAACTGATGCCCTGCTGACAGAATTGATTCAAATGGCAACTCTCGTAAAAGCAAATTTGTTTTCTGTTTATTCAATTATTCGATGCTTTCGTTAGCGTCAGCTTCCCTGCCGACAATACCCCAACGAACGGCACTCAGCAGGCACAGCAATTCGCAGTCCAGAGCGTGATTGTCCTTCTTGCCCTGCGGAAGAATCCACATCGGTTTCCCTGTGCGTCTGTCCTTTACTCGGACTTCTGAGTTCAACTGCTCGACGTATTCTTGGCTTGCATCTCGTCCATAGGTCAAAAGTTTCCGACTGCGGAGTCCGTGCAGTAAGTCCTTTCCAGCCAAATTAGACCACACCACAAGTTCAGCCCGAGTCGTTAAACCGGGAACAAGGATGCGTTGCTTCTCGGAATAAAACCGCCGAGTCGTCTTTCCGTCTTTATCCGTTGAGGCGAAATCCTCCTGTCCGCTACCACGAGCACACTTCCACTTTCGCTTTGCCGTCTCACGATACACCTCTTGCGTGTTGTCACCTGAATCCACAAATACCAACGCAGGATGCACACCTTGGTTCTTTAGAAATTCCTCAACGCCCTGCCAAGTCTCGACCTTACTGAATGCTCTTAATCTGCTGTGACCCTTAATCCCCCAGCTCCGCACAGCCACCCAGAAGTGACCTCGCTGCACGTCCACACCAGCCGTTCTGAAGTTAATACTTCCAGCTGGAGCACCTTCTCGCTCGTGCAGTTTCCCTCGCGGCGTTAAAACAGCCTCACCTATCCATTCATCCAGAAGGTTGTATTCGCTCGCCACTGCATCCGTAACAATCTGACCGCCCTCTTCTGACCACGGCAACGCGAGTCGCTTTTGCTTAAATATGCGTCTGGGCTCTTCGTCACCAAAAACATCATTCGCCTCGGAAGCCTTAATCATCATTGTCGCTAATTCACCCCACGACATCGTTGCGAGGCTGTTCCAATGCAAACCGATGTGACCTTTATTCGATGACATCGCAGTCGGCACAAAAGTTCCGTTCTTGTTGCACTCTAACCGAGTAGCGTTTGTATCAGGTAGTCGTTCGTTGCATTCCTGGCACTCGTAAGTCGTTCCTTCTGACACCTTAATCAAGTCCCACGATCCAGAAGCCTTAGCATCATCAGGGAATCTGATTTGTTCCCAAAGCCATGGTTGCAACTTATTGCACTTCGGACAACAGAAGTTCCAATCGCGTTGGTCGGTTTGCTCGTGCAGTTGATGGAATTCCTGACCGCTCCGTCCACCTTGCGACATAAAGATTCGCTTACCCATCCAGCCGAACGCCGTCACCCGAGCCGAGGCTTCCGCTAAGTGACCCTGTGGAGCAAGCCAGCACTCATCAGCGAGCACATATCTTAGACTCAATCGTTGCAAATTGCTTTCATTCCAAATCCCTCGGCAATAAATCGACATTCTGTCAAAGTCCGCCACGACACTGCGGTCTTGGTCTGCCTCAGAAATTCTCGACTGCACCGCTGGGCTGTTTTTCCAAAGCGGTCGCAAATACCGCAACATAAAGTCCTTCGCCTCTGGGTCATTCGCTTGCAGAATCATCATCGGACCGGGCTGGTTCACAACCACGTAACAACTGAACAGACGAGCAAACAAGCTCTTACCAGACTGAATGGAAGCGAGCACAGTCAGCAATTTCGTTTCAGGGTCGGCAGCGATTCTCAAAGCCTCAGCAATCCAAGGCGTGCGGTCGCTACGAAACGGTCCGGGCATCGGGCTATCAGGAACGCTGTGCACGTTGTCCTCGAGCCAATCGACGATGTCTCCTGAATCCGGCGGACGCAGAATCTCACGACCGATTTTTATGAGCTCAAGTTTATTCACTTCGTTTTATTCATTCACTTGTTATTCAGTCTGCGACAATTCCGCTCGCACCTTTCGCACCCATGCGTCGAGCACCTTCACTGCCTTCGCTGGGTTCTCTGGGTTGCACTGTTCAGCACAATCGAGACCGAGTTTATCAAGCCGAGTCAAAATTTCTGACATCAACTGCGTCATCGCTTCTCGGGATTCAGAAGCCTTGATGAATTGCCTTGCTTGAACCGCACGTCGCTCCTGCTCCTCTTCGAGATCCAACAGAGTCTTCAGTGACTGATTGTAAGCCGTTTGGAATTTTCCCTGATTCGGGTCTCTATCCCTGATGCTTTGCTCCCACACCTGACCAGCAAGATTCACCTTAATTCGGTGTGAGTTAATTCTTTCTGCGATGCTTCCGTCGTCCAGCGTCTCTACGACTTCCGGAGCAATCCGCCTGCGTTCGTCTTCTCTTGCCTGTCTCCAAGCGAGCACAGACTCCATCGAATCATCGGGCATTCCTTCCTTGCGTAACGCCGATACCCGAGCAACCGACACCCCGAGGGCAGAAGCGATTTGTCCGTTGGTTAGTTTAGGCATACAGGGGTTTTGGGTTTATTTTGTTTGGCTGTTTTTTAGTTGTCGAGTTTTAGGCAATTTTCAGGCAAGCGTCTAATTCTTTCAATTTTGGCTTCTGAGGCGTTTTGATGCAAAAGGTAGGGGTAGGTAAGGGTCGGTGCGTCAAAGTGTCTTAAATCGCCAGCCAGATGGGTAAACCCCTTAGTTTTGTGAGTCAGACAGGTAAAAAAGTCAGGCGGTGGCCAGCCACGCCACAACAGGGGTGGGGGTAAATAGATTTCTTTGGGGGTCAATCAAAACCTTTGAGATATGTTTTTGCATAATAAAATGAATTCATCGTGCGTAAGATTGGATTTAGCCTGATTAGCCACACTTGAAACAAATTGTAAATTGCTTGGATGATTTGTTCCGCCTTTAGAAACAGGAATAATATGGTCTAAATGCGTTGTGCTATCAAATTGTAATTTTGTTCCTGTATATGCACATCGTCCCTTCTGCTTAATCCATATCCAGAATAACTTAGTAGCGTGTTCTTTATGGTTCATTCCTAATCCTATTTTATTTCTGTTTTTAATTAGTGTAGAACGATGGCTAAAATAATTTCTGTGTTTAAAATTAGATTTATATTTTTTAATATATTCTGAATTTTTATTCATCCATTCTTTAGTTTTTTTAAGTTTTTCTTTTTTGTTTTTATAATAATAATTTTTTGCATATTTTTTAGCAACTTCTTTCAATCTTTCCCTGTTTTTGTAATAGTATTTTAATCCCATATTATTGCCCTATTTGGATTTCCGTTTCGACTTCTTATCCTTCGTCCTGAATTCATTCACCTCATCCAGAGTCACAAGTTCCGCCACGTTTAACTGACTACGAACGAATCGTGCTCGCTTCATGATTCCTTCGTGACTCATGCCATACATCGACGCAATCTGACGAGAAGGTAACCGGCTTGGCATCTCCAGAGCCCACTTAATGAATTCAATGTGACGACGAATGACGAATGAATCAGTCTGCGTTAAGGCCTGCATGAATGCCTTGAGTGAATTCAGCACGTGCTCCCTGCTGATGAATTCTTCTGTTTCAATTCTTTCGGTAGTGTCAGTAGTTCCCCAAGCTTTATGGTTCTCCTTCACTTCAAATACGTGCTTAGGCTGCCACATTTCTCTGTAAGGTAAAACGCCGTGATCGCGTAACTTATCTTGCTCCTTCCTGCTCAACGAGAAAAACCACTTATCAAACCGCCGAGCGTCCGCCTTGGGGGCTTGAACATCATAGCACGATTTACGCTGCACAATAGGTTATTAACACCCAAAGCAAGGAAAGGCAAGTTGTCATAAGTTATTCTCTCGTCAGATTCACATAGCATCCTGACTGCCAATCAAACCGAATTAGATTTCTGTCCTTAAGTCTCCGGATAAAGCTATCGGTCTTTTTATTCCTTCCGTCGCTGAATTTGTAATCCAATGATTCAATGAGTTCCTTGAGTGCTTCTGGGGTTATTGTTTTGGGTATGCTATTCTGCACCCATTCTTGCATCACCAATGACTTCCTGCGATGATTCTCGGTGGATCGCTTATTCCCTGAATGAGCAATCGATTTCATTCTCTGATATTCATTCTTCCAAAGTTTTCTTCTAAGATTAGCCAATCTGTGAGACTTGTGTGCTTTTGTGTTTTGTTTATTCATTTTGTTTTGTATTTTGTATTTTGTATTTTGTATCTTGTATCTAAGAATCGAACGAGCGAGCGAGCCGAAGGCGGAAGCGAAGCGAAGTGAGATTCTCTTTATCTCTTTATAAGAGATAAGAAGCATTCTCCGAAGCATTCTCCGAAGCATTCTCCACGGGTGAGACAGTTTTGAGATTGCAAGTAAGTTGCATTAAGAAATCAGAATTTCGGGGTTTTTTGCTGTTTTTGTGACTTTTCTGGCTCTGTGCCTATTTCAGGTGCAGTGCTGTATTCCCATCGGATGGAATTTCTGTCCCGAGCGTGCCTAACGTAAATTTCGTGACTGAATTCGCCTTCTAAGTTCTTCATCCCTGCTCGGTTACGGCGTTTAGTTAAAGAGAATTTGAAAATCGGTTCTGATCCCTGTGCTCGCTGCAGGACACCGACTTCTCTGACGTAGTTCACGAGCTCCGATGCTCCAGCACCAGAATAGGCTAAATCTGCGTCTGTTTGCCCCTCGCGGTCTTTTGATGAGCGAGGCTTGGTGGTATGATGCACCGCCAAAAGAACAGCCCCTGTTTCCTCGAGCACCCGAGCAACGCCGTGACGTAGGAATTCTGTCATTTGCTTCTGGTCGGAAACTTCGATGCCAGCGAAGGATAGCAAAGGGTCTACAACGAACACATCAGCCCTGTGCAAGACAATGAGCTCCTTCATTCTCTTAAGGAATTCTGGTCCAACGGAGGCAGTGTCTCGGAAGATTCGTAGATTCTCCTTAAGCAGTTCCATTTCCGGGTAGCCGAGATTCATTCCCTTGGTGATGTCCTGAAACGACTCAGACACATCCCCGATGTCGTTCTCTGCTTGCAGGATTACCACTCTAAGAGGTCTGGGTGCTTCTATTCCGAAAAACCCCTTAGGGTGCTTAATGCACAAACTAATGACGAATTGCATCGTGAACGACGACTTACCAACACCGGATTGCGAGACGAGGAGCATCGAGCCACCTTTGCAAAGCCAGCGGTATTTTCCGATGACGAGGTCTGGATCGTTGCTGCGGTCGAATTCAGCCAGAGCATCAAGTTGCATCTCTTGGAGTCCTGTTTTCGTCTCCCTACTGAATGACTTAAACGTTCCCTCAGCGTAGTCGAGCAGAGCATCTGGGTTGGATTCTGGTTGGGTTGTGTAGTCGAGGAGCTTCTTGGCGTGCAGTTGAATCTGGCGGAGTTTCGCAGTGCGTTTGATTTCATGAGCCCAGAATTTGTTCAGAGCAGTGAATCCTACGTTCGTCGTGCACTCGTTGATGTAAGTGGTGTAGTTTAATCCCTTCGATAACAGCACTGAGCCGATGCTGATTTCGTTAATTTCGATGAGTTCTTGCTTACAAAGAATCGCTGCTTGAGCGATGTCCTGGTGGCGTGGTTCAAAGAAGTCCTGAGGCTTCAATCCTGTTTCGTTGAGGTCGAGGTTATCCCGAATGACAACGCCGAGCAGGTATCCCTCAGACTCTACTGAGCAAGGAATGGAATTCATTTTCTAATTATTTGGAATTAGATTTTTTAGACTTAATTAACTGCTTAGAATTCTTAGACTTTTTTGATTTCTTCTTTTCCTCGCCGAGAAACTTATAGTGAGCAATCGGGAGCACTCTGCCGTCGCCTATGGTTATTCTAAAATCTCTGCGTTCAATGATGCCAGCGAGGATTCCAATCTTTAGAATCTTATCTGGTTTTCCTCTTCCGTTCCAGCGTTCTGACCATTGTTTCGAAGTGTAATATCCCTCTGGCACTTGCTCTGCTTTCTTGTGAAGCTCAGCGAGCATTATCGCTAAATAAGCAGGGTCGTTGATTTGCTGTTTTTTCATTGTGGGAATTTTGTTGAGTTTTGTTTTAGGTTTTGTGGATTTGTGGATTTGTGGATTTCTTCTGTGAGTTACTTCGGCGGAGTCCAGATTGTCAAGTCCGACTGCCAGATCCATCGACCGCCTACCTTGTGCACCAGGAACACCTTCCAATCATCGCCGTCAATCCATCCAGCCGCGAATCCGCTACCCCATCGAGATGTTGCGAGTCTATGCGATGCGTAGTCCATTTCTTCTTTCTGGCATAAGCATCCAGCTGAAAACGCAACCCCGCCCTCGTGCTTCGTGAGGTTAATCTGAGCGAGGTTGTGCGTGTGTCCGTGAATCAATGCACCGCCTCTGTCTGCGTAGTGTCTGCCTTGTTCTGTGGTGGCGTTGTTTCCGTAGGCATATCCGTGAATGAACGCAACCGGTCCGAGTCGATAAACACCTTTCTCGGCGTGATACGGAAGGATAGTTTTAGCACCAGCTTTACGAGCACCGCGAATGATGCCGTCTTTAACGTCTTGGCAGTAATCTCGCACAATAGCACTGCCTGATGTCGAAATAAGAGAATCAAGTCGTGCCTCGTGGTTACCGAATAGATAAACGTCAGGTCGGTATTTATTCAGGAAGTCCAGACCAGCGTCGATGTCTGCCTTTAGGCTCTCTGCTGATTCAGCGTCATTGCCTACACCGCGTCTCAGACTTCTGAAGTCAAAACAATCACCGAGGGCAATTCTGACATCGGGCTTGTAGTCCTTGCAAAAAGCAAAGAGAGCTCCAAGTGCCTCAGGGTCTGCCATATCACCGTGGTTATCTCCCGCAGCGACAAAGCGAAGTGGCTTTTTTGTTTTTAAGTTATTTGACTGTTTTTGTGGTTTCGTTTGTTTTGTTTTCATAGGGAAATTGGAATTGGTTACTAAGGCTTAGGCACAAGATAGATGCCCATTTGACGACATATAGCGTCTCGCATATTCATTGATTCTTCGAGGTCAGGAGAGAGTTTTTTGACTATCTTAACGCCTCGTCGATGAATTCTGAAATAGTAATTTCGGTAACTTGGAGATTTATGAATATAAGCAACAGGATTGTATTTCTGTTCCCTTATTGGCTTGTCCTTATCACCGCATCTCGTGCCTGCTGGGCAAGAAGCCAACCACTTCGCGCGCTCTGCACTAATGCCGATAGATTCAGCCCATTGGATTTGTTCCTGGTTGAGTTCAGTTCCGTTCGGGAAAGGAATAACGACGCTGAAGTTAATTGAATCCATATCATCAAAGCATCCACTGCTTAGCGAGCATTCTGCCCTCAGCGAGAATCTTGTTTCTGCAATTTTCAGCGAAGTAATACTCTTGGTCGAAGTTAATTAAACCCCTAATCTCACCAATGCTTTTGAGTTCAGTTTCATTCGCTGCTTTCTGTCCTGTCGTTTCTACATACACCGTTTTAATCTTCCATCCCATCGGTATAAGGAATTGCTGGCACGTTGTGAGTTCATTCAGGTATCGCCAATCTGTGCAAATGACAGTCTCGTGAGGAATTCCGTCGTCGTCGTAGCTGTGCAGGACTTGATCGGCGAGTTCTCGAGCAAATACGCCTGCGTCGATGCTCCGAGCGAATTCACCGAGAGTGACGAGGATATTGCGATTAGCCGTCTTAAATTGCTCATCGTGAAAGTCGCCTTTCAGTCCGAGGCAATCCAGCCAGAGATTCGCTGAGTCTTTTAATGATTCTGCGAAGTTAATCTTGCAGGAGTTCTTTTCTGACCACTCAAGGATGCCGTCCCCGAGTGTATCCTTACCAGCCCGAGCGTAGCCGGAGATAAGCACCAGCGTTCGCTGCGGGATGATATGCCAGAAGTTCTGTATTCCGTCTTCCATTGAAGGAGCGAATTAAATTAAATGGAATTAGAATGGAAGGGCTTCAGGGGGAGTTTGTTCTGAAGTGTTATCTGTTTTATTGCTATCGCTTGAATTAACTTCAACAGCTTCAATCTTCAGGAATTTGTATTTATAATAAATCTTTCCGTTCCATTCGTTCGTGCTGACTTCAAGACTTATATCCGCCCACTTGTTCACTGCTGGCTGGATGTATTCAAAGAGAGATTTAGCGTCACTGCCCTCCTTGAGAGGTTGCTTGTAAGTCTTTGTGAATCTTCCAACAAGCGTCGCAAGAGCCATAGGGTATTTAGTTTGGTATTTCTTGCTAAGGCACAATCCGCTCTCGCCGAGGAAAAACAGCTTCACGAAAGCATCATCTTCTGTCTGCGTGATTTTATCGATTTTCGGGTTGCACAAACGCAAACGATAAGTGCCAGACTCAGTGATCGTGCAGAGAGCAGGGCGGTCTTGGTTAGCGTTGGATTGGTTTGATGCGGTGTTTTGATTATTGGAGTTCATAATAATATATTAGTTAAGCGAAGTTGATAATTCCAGATTTCTGCGGAATGTCCAGCATTTGTATTTCGGTTGAATAGCCGTTCCAGCAGTTCGTTTCGGTGCATTCTTTGTAGAGTTGAGTCGCTCGCTCGAAGTCCAGAAAAGCCCTCTGCATAATCTCGTTGCCGAGCTCATAGAAGCACACCGCATAAGGTGGTTCTTTCTCGACCACAATGAACACAAAGCGGTTCAAATTGGCAATCTGGCGATACATCAGGCTCTGGAGATTATAGCGGTATTGTTGCACCGTGCGGAGGAAAGCACCCGGACTCGCGTCATCGGTGGTTTTGATGTCGTAAATCACTCCCTGAGCAATAGCGTCGATGCTGCATTTCAGAGGAACGCCGTTATAAGTGTTCGTCACGACTTGCTCTGTGAATTCAAACACTATTCCTTTTTGTTCTAATGCAATTTTGACGGCGTCGGACACATTCAGCACGAAGTCGTATTCTGCGTTATCAACAGCGATTTCGTCAGGACTTAAGTTATTCATAATCTCCCAATACATCTCCTTGCCCTCCTTGGTTCGACGGTCGACTTCAGGAAGGGGAACGTAGCGACTGAATACATCTGGCTGGAGAATAGCCTCGTGCGTCATTCTGCCGAGTCGGAGTGCCTTGGAGTCCTGAGATGGCTTCTTGAGCCAAGTCTGGTAGTGCAGGGGTGATTTTAGGAGCTCTTTTGCTCCGCTGTAGTTCAATGCCACGATGTCCTCGTAGGCTTTGCGTTGTGGTGATTTTTGTTCCATAGGTAAAATATCTTATAGTTCGCTATCTTGCTCCTCTACAAACGACGATAAGTCTTTGTGAGCCTTAAGGGAAGCCTCAATCTCAAGTTCCGCTCGGTCTATGATATTCCGGAGATTGCGAATATAAACCAGCACGAGGTGACTGCGGTCGTAGGAGGTTTTGATGTCGAAGTTCTCCTCGATGGTTTCGGGTCGTAGGTCATTCGATTCAGTCAAAGCAGCACTCACTGCGTTGTTGATGCCATCAGCGTCGTTTTTGAGTTGGACTGAGTTCAGGATAAAAGAAGCATTTTTGATGTGCTTCTGGATGAGTTCGACCTTCTGGAGTTTGTAGTCGTGCATAAAAAGTTAGTTCAGTAGAGTTAGAGTTTTTCATTAAGCGTCTCGATAACACTTTCTCTGAGTCCCCTGACATCGTCTGGATCTATCTCGGTCTCCTCTTCGGTTTCTACGTCGTAAAGCACAGCTTCGATGTCCAAGTCTTCCTCATCGACGACTCGGTAGCCGTCCTTGAAGACATAGAATCCTCCGCCGCGGTCGCCGTTGTAAGAAGCGTCTTCGTAACGTGTGCTGTAATCAACGCGAACGATGTAGAATTTTCCGGAAAAGGTGAATTCGAGTTCGTCTTTCATTTTGTGGGTGGGTTGTTAATTTTTTGGTGGTTTAGGTAAAGGCATCCAATGGGTTGGGTTTATTTGTTCATCAAAACTGCTACCCGTTAGCCAATCGTATTCGTCCTCTGGGTTATCCCACTGCATAACTTCATCCCATCGGACAATTTTAATGCGTTCAAAAGGTTTTATTTAGCCATTTGAATAAAGATAATCACATTTTTCGTATGCCAAAATTTCAGTCCCATCTTTCGGGGCTGTCTCAATCGGTTGCCATTGGGGTTTGTTGCTCATAGTGTTGATTTAATATTTGTTAATTCATTATACATCAATTCTAATAATTTTTCTTTTCCAGTAATTGAAAAATTTTTAATTGCAGAATTAGTTAATTCTATTGGTTTGAAATGAACCTTGTAATAAAACTTTTTGTTAATTATTGGAATTGTTATATATATAGAATATGTTATTCTGCTAAGCAAAGGTTCAAGTTTTGATATGTGGTGATTAGTTCCATCTTCTTCAGTCCATTGTTTATTTTGTAGTTCAATCCATTCTACTGATGGAATATGGTGTTTAATATGTTCGTTGCTCATTTTTTTCTTCGTTTAGAGGTTTTAGATTTAGCGATTCTTGTATTAGCCTTTGCTGGCTTAACCTTCTTAACCTTCCAAGCCTTACCTGTTTTATAGCTCTGAGTCACTTCAGTGATTCTTTGATTAGGACTCAAATATTCGCAATATTCAAACAGCCTGAAGTCGCTTCTGCTTAATTGTTCCTTGTTATCCTTCCACCAATCCTGTGTGCATTTGTTGAATCCTATTGCGTTGTCCGATGAGTCCTCGACGTAGCAATCTTTGCCGTCCAAAAGAAGCACCAGAAAGAATTTCTGTGTTGGGAATTTGATACAGAAGTCGTTAATCTTCCTCTGCACCAATACAGGGATAGGTTTCATTAGATTAGGTATATTACTCCTTGATGTCAGCGTCTGGATCGGGCAGGTCTTTATCAAATGCAAAGCGATATTCGCAAATTGCGAGATGCATTTCAGTCTTACTTCCGTTCAATGCTTGGAAGATAATGGCATCAGTGAGCTTCTTGTGCAGTTCGAGTTTATCGCTGAGTTCCTTGTTCCGGGTGAGCGTCGTAGCGAGTTCTGTTTTGATGGCAGAAATCTCAGAGGCGACCTTGAGGTTGTCTAATGCTGCGTTGATTGATTGTTCGATGAAGTCCATTGGGGTAGGTTATTTTCTGATTTGGAAGTTAGGCTGACCGGATGGCTGGCTTATTGGCTGGCTTGTTGGCTGATTGGTCGCCTGTCCTGATGCAACCTGACTACCCTGAGGCTTAAAAACACCTGTGGAGTAAGTCTGTGTTTTATTATTTGACCCATTGCCGTCATCATCGAGGTCGATGCTAATTCCGCAGGCTGTTTGGATGCTCTGACGGCGGATGTAAGTCAGTGCTCCGCCTATTTTCTGGGCATCCAGATTCGTTGCGTTAATCATCAGCCGACCGAAATCGAACAAGTGCCCGCTGGTGTGCAGAAATGCAGTCTGAACACCGATTCTTCCGTCATCTGATAAAAGGTTCTGAACGAAGGCGAGGTTGTGCCTGTGCAGCGTTGGTTTGATCGCATCGAGCAGAGCGTCCAGCGTGACATAACGCGACTTGAACGCAGGGTTGATTTTGTTACCAACCACATTCTCCATTTCCGCTAATGCATTGATGAGGTCAATGTGCGGAGAGTTGGATTCGTTTTTGATGGCAGTGACGGCGGTGGATTTAGTGGTTTCTGTTTTTTTCATAGGGAAAAGATTATTTTTCAATTAAAGTTGATTGAATTTCTTCGACACTAATCAGTCTTGTTTCGTTGTTTATTGTTAAATGATAATAATGTTTATTACCGCTTCTGTATTGCTTTATTTCTGGTTTTAGCAAACGAGCTATCATTCCGTTATCGAGCAGAATGTATTTAGTGCCTTGAATTTTTTGATAGGTTATTTTTTTAGAGTCCATAGGTAAAAAGTAAATGAGTTAGGTTTTGGTTCAAGTTAATAGTTGTTAGTTGTGTTTTATTATTCTTTCTTCTTTCTGCGTTCTCTCGCCTTAGCGTTCCTGATGGCTTTCTTTTCGTCAGGGAATTTATGCATCGGGTGAAAGAGGTTTCTTGGTTGCTCAGCGTGCACCGCCCAATAGCACAGAATCTTGCGGAGATACGATTCAGTCGTTCCGGTTCGCTTACCGCGGTTACTGAGATTGTAGATTTTACCCTCGATTCCGTTGCAGTTATTGCACAGCACTCCTCGGATGCGTCCGCTGCGGTGATCGTGGTCAAGACAGGCAACGACGCTGTTGAGGTCAATTTCACAGATGGCACAGCGATTCCCCTGCAGGTGAGCAGTGAGTTTTCGGCAGGCAGAGATTTCACTTTGTTTTAGCCTGTGGTTTAGCCTGTGGTTTGGCTGTGGAGAGTTTTCGGGAATTTCCATTGGCTTTAAAATCAGCTGAATCGCAGAGATTCTGCACACGTTGAGCATATCCGTTAAGTCGGAAATTCGTCAACAGTGCTTTCCGCATGCCTCTGTTCCAGACGAGAGCAATTAGACCAGGAGTTGGCTTCTGTCCGTTTGCCTTGAGTCGCTCCCTGATGTGCCTGATGAGAGCCAGAGCCGTTTGGTCTTGGGCAATAGGATGCTTCCACTCTTCGTAGGAATAAGCCTGCTTTCCTTCTCTGAGTAGTTGCATAGAGCCCTGCACCCAAGCACTGCGATGAATGCCGTAGCGTCCTCTGGCTTTCCCTTTATCACCGACCGCCGCGTAATCGTTCTTAATCCCAGCAGTCTCCTGCGATGCGATTGCCTCAAGGATGCGAGCGTCTTCCTCAGCGTGCACGTAACCAGCCAGAAGCACTGAACAGATAATTGATGTGAAGCTCATTGGATTAAGGATGATTCCTTACGCAATACCCTGCACGTATTTCGGAGTCGATTTTCCGGTGAACGTAAGGCTGGAATCCTTGAAGCGATAGCAATACGACCGACCGACCGTTGCGTCAGGATTCTGGAAAGCATCGAGCACAACTTGAACACAACCGACTGCCTCGAGTGCCGATTTAGCCTCGTGCAGGAGCATTTGCACCCTTCGGAGGGCGTAATCGGGAGTCACATCCTTGTGCAAGATGCGGTCGTTGATGTAGTAAATCTCGTAGTCGAGTCGGCGGAGCACTGCGATATGAGCGTTCCGGAGGTCAGGCTTGTGATGTCTGAACAGATCGCGGAAGGCGGATGATGTGGTGAGGGATGAACAGGTTGTGGTTTTCATGGTTTTGTGGGTGGAGATATTTGTTAAATTCTTAGAAAATCCAAGTCCAAGGATTGCCATTAGAATGTGCGTTGCTTTGCATTACTTTTTGTTGCTCATTGATTTGTTCAGTTAATAAAGAAACCGAGTTTTGCATTTCTTGAAGCTTTTCAATCATTGGAGTAGGAATTGCTTTTCCGATGTATGAATGACGTAACTGTTGAATCTGATTTTTAAGTGAAGCTCTTTGAAAACAGAGATTCCAGAATTTATCAGAGTTAACGTTGGATGAGGAGGAGGATGTTTTTTTCATAGGTAGGTTTTGATTACTCCGTCAGTCAAAGTCCTTGACCGACCTGTGTCAATACCTGAGTCAGATTTTTTGACTAAAGGGTGAATCGGGGGTGGGATAGGGGTAGACATGGGGTTGCCTGTTCCTTTATTGCCAATCAGACCCCCATTAAGACATCGCAATAGACCCCTCTGGCTGGCTCACAGAGCCGTTTTGATTGAATAGGGGTAGGTAGGATACCCCCTAACAAATACACCCCCCTCGACAGGTAACCCTATTGGGGTCTTTTTGGGGTCTTAACTGACCTCTAACTTATCCGCGATCTTCTCAACCGTATGCCGAGTAATACGCAATTCCGTCTCGATAGAGGCCATTCTGGTAGCAAACTCTCTTTCGCTTGATTCCAGGCGATCAAGCCGTCGTTCGAGCTGATTGACCCGATAAGGTATAACAGCCCAAGCAGCAACCGCACCTATTACGGAGATGATGGACGAGAGTTGTTCAACGGAGAGGTTCATTGGAAATTAGAAAGATTAAGAAATTTTGGTTGGAACGCTGTGTTTATCAAGGAGCACCTTGCGGTAATTTTGACGCCACAGGATTTCGCTGACTTCCTTACCGAGACGGTCGATTTGCTTCTCGGATAAGTCAGGCAGGGATAAATGCAACTGCTCATGGCATAGCACTTCAAGGGCTCGCTTTGCACCGAGACGCGGGTCGATTTCGATGAGTGGTTTTTTGTCATCGTGCCAGCATTGACCCCACGCTCTTTCCTTGCCGAGTTTTCGGACAACTACTTGAGCGACTTTTTTATTTTTTCTGGGCATCGGGAGATGGGGTTTGGTTGTCCTCTTGTTCCTCTTGCTCGGCCTCGTGCTTCACTTTCCATTTAACCCACCACACACCACACACAGCCAGCGAGAGCAAAGTCCCAGCGGAAATCCAAGCGAAGTAAGTTGAGTTAATGACGAAGGGAACAGCCCCAGCGAACACTCCGCAGAGAATTAGAATGAGCCCGCTTTTCTTATCCCAGAAAGCCGAGGTTAAAGCCCCGAGGATAAATAAACCGACTCCGGCGTAGGTGTAGAGCAGATTCCCCGATGATGGATCGCCGTGAATAACACTCGGGCTGACTGCTGGGCT